TGACAATGCCAACCTTCAATTGAGAGATATAAAACTCGGTACACTAAGAACCGGGGAGGATATACGGATTTATGCAGTAAATTTCAACGTGTTGCGTGTCCAGGACGGAATGGCCGGAATTTTATTCGGAAACTAAAGTAGTAAACCATGGTTGGTAAAACACCTCAAGTTCGAGAAATTGTCTTTAACATTCTTGACGACAATGGTGAACGTACCGTAGTTGCAAAGGGTGCCACATCAGTAGACGTCGGTGACACGAAACAACTTTTTACAAGGACTTCTAATCTTGAAGTTCTCAGTTCCAATAATTTTTCGAATATAAGTAATGTACAAAGTAATATCGTAAGTATCGAAGGATTCATGAGTCAGTTTTCTGGTAGCGTATATTCACCCCTCTTAATACAGTTACAGTCTCACCACACTGATAACGTTACACGTATTGATACATTATTTACTGACCTAGCAGCAAACGCTGTTAATGTAGATGGAACATTTTCAAATGTAATTGTTCTTCAAGATGATCTATCTACCAATGTTACTCGTATTGATACATTATTTACTGACCTAGCAGCAAACGCTGTTAATGTACACGGGACATTTTCAAATGTTTCAATTTTGCAAGTGAAGCAAACAGCCGATTTTGCTAACATATCATCTCTTCAAACAGATATTGAAGCGGTCACAGAATTCGGTGATATTACCGGATTACAAGCTAATGTGGTTGATTTGAGGAATCGTGTAACTACTTCCGGTGTACGAATTGGTGCGGGGGCGGGAGCGTTCGCACAAAACTCCGCCGTGTCAATTGGACAACAATCAGGCAACTTCGCGGGTAATAATTCTATAGGTTTAGGTGGTTTAGCAAATTACAATAACACCTCGGAAGAGCGTGGCCAAAGAGAGGATTGTATTGTTATAAACGCCACAGGAGCTACACTGAACGCACCCAGAAGTGGTACACTTGTGATTGGTCCTATAGAAGAGGATAATAGTAATATTATCTGTATGATGGGTGCTAATGTCCTTTCCAGTACCACAGGAGCCTGTGAACTAACTCGCACATCATTGTTGAAACTGATGGACTCTAATGTTCATATTTCAACAAATGTGAGTATTGCTAATGATACCATTTTATTCAGACCCAATGGTAATGGTTCTTTTGGAGGCGACATAGATATTAACGCAACTCTAGAAGTGGGTGGTACATCGTCGTTTGCAGGAGCTATGACACTCGATGACAATCTCGAAACCACGGGTACTTCTTCATTTGGTGGTAAAATGGAGGTCAATAACGACATTGACTGTAACGGAGAAAGTTTTATCATGAAGAATGGTTCTGCACAGAAGATTATTCTTCGAGATGACGGTACAGGTTCATTTGTAGGTGGTGTTAAGATTAACGATACTCTAGAAGTGGGTGGTACATCGTCGTTTGGAGGAGCTATGACACTCAATAACAATCTCGAAATCACAGGTACTTCTTCATTTGGTGGTGATATGACAATTAATAGTAATGTCACACAGACCGGAGAAAGTTTTATAATGAATGATGGTACAAGTGACAAGATGAGTTTAACTCATAATGGCAACTCTTCGTTTTCTGGTACAATGACAGCAGGTGCTATCAATTCCACATCCGGAACAGTTGATATATATCACGCTTCTGCGAAATTAAGGGTTGGTACTAGTACTGGGGCTTTTAACGCTACTATTAATCAAGATGGTACGTCTTCATTTGCTGGTGCGATGCAAATCGACGACACTCTTACAGTAGATCAACGTGCTACTTTAAATAATGGTTTAAGTGTTTCGTCAACTGAATCATCATCTTTTGCTGGTGTTGTTAGGTTTGATGATACATCATCATTCGGTGGAATTGTGACGTTGAATAACGATGTTGATCAAAAAGGTGGAACCTTTTCTATGTTTGATGATGATACTACTAAAAAGGTCGAATTTACGCGTTCAGGAAATGGGTCTTTCTTAGGTACATTAGAGGCATCTGCTATCAATTGTACAGGTTTAGCTGGTCATGTCGATATTTATTCAGCTGACGCAAGTTTAAGAGTTGGTACTGATCTTGGGAATTTGAACGCTACTATCAATCAAAGTGGAGATGGTTCATTTGCTGGTACCATGGATATCGGGGGCACCTCGACGACAGGTGGTAACATTCTTAGTGTCAATGGTAATACAACCTGGAACTATTATAACAATGAAAGATGTAAATTGACAGTTGGTTCCGGGACCGCTAATAGCGAAATGTTGATTAGAGGAAATTTGAAGATAAATAATGGATCTGATACAAATGCTAGTATATCCGCCTTGGGTACCGGAGTTTTAAATGAGTTAACATGTGGTAACTTCATCCACCCCGGGGGTGCCTCTTCAACGTTCACCTTTGGTGGAGAAATTCAAGCCGTTGATTTTGTTATCACGTCAGATGAACGTCTAAAGAGTGATATTAAGAAGATTCCTAAAGCTCTTGATAAAGTAAAAGAACTTTCAGGTTACACATATACAATTAACGAAAAAGAATCTGCGGGTGTTATTGCTCAAGAATTGTTAAAGGTCCTTCCAGAATCTGTCACTACAAGAGATGATGGTTACTACGCCGTATCATATCACGGTCTTATAGGTCTTCTCATCGAAGCCGTCAAAGAATTATCCGAAAAGGTTAAATAAACATTTCAATTTTCCCATCCTTATAGATAAGTATGGCAAAAGTGAATAATTAACGATCTAAAGTGTCCATCAATGCAAGTGTTAACACACCAACAATGAAGAACATAACTACATAGTTGCACTCCGTATCTTCCGCTGTCATCGGTTTCTTCTGAGGGACCGCAACCCGTCTCTGGGCTGGAGGAGTGATGGGCTCCTCTTCAATTGGACAGTAGCCTATCATTTATATTATGTCTACAGATTAATTTCTGTCTTCTTCTTTCTCCTTTTTTTACTAGAGCTTCCTGCAACATTTACTTCCTTCACTTCACCACCAGTAGATTCACCCGAAATAGAAACGATGTCAGATACATTGTCATCGTCATCAATCATAGGAGGATCTTCGCGAACGCTCTCCAGTGGTTTAGTGTTCATAGGGGGAGGAGGAGGCATCATAATTCCACCCATAAGACTCGAAATGTCTACACCAGGTCCCTGCATCTCATAGGATCCATCTTGATTACCTGTAGAAGTCTGTGATTGAGACTGAGCAGCTGTATTTTGTACCGCTGACATCATATTCTTAACAAGGTCGGGGTTCTGCTTCAATACATCATTAACATTGGGTATAGCCGCCTTGAACATCGAATTTGTAAGATGAAACATCATTGCTGAACCACCAAGCATCATTATCAATTTCACCTCAGGGGCGACATTCACCTTGTTCCTATATTTCACGTATAACTCTTCGAATACAGTGTCATAGTCCTCGACCGACTCCATTACATTTTCAGACCAACCTTCAAGCTGAATCTCAAAAGGGTTATAACGCTTATTTAAGAACTCTAAACCGGTTACACATGCAACTAACATGCGACGACTGAAACGAACAGACTGATCAACTTCTATTCCATATGTGATACGCTTAACTTCCGTGCGAATCTCGTCAACACCAGAATACATATTGAGACGCTTATTGGTGTTTACACCCTTCTTCTCAAGACGTGCAAGTTTATTCAATAAATCCGCCTTCTCTTCGTCAACGGATGCATATCCTTTAGATGGTTGTTCTTCAGTGTATCCACCACCTCCACCTCCACCCATTCCCATGTCAGCATCTCCATCTTGATAGTCGTCATAGTCACCATAATCTATTTCTTCAGCAGGTGGCTTAGGTGGGGCTGATTGTTTTGTAGGGTTAGCAAACGCGTCAATTTCTTCCTGATGATTCATTTGGGGAGCTCTAGATGAAACCATAGGCCTGGGCCTGGGCCTGGGTCGAGAAGGTGGGGCAATCTGAATCTCATCCATTAAAGCCTGCTCATTTTCGTCTAATTTAAGGATTTCGGTATCCCCCCTATCTAGGATAATCTCTTCGTCCATCTACTCTTTATAATGAAACTAAAGTACTATCTTTAACGCACTTCATAAAAAATGTTGGTTACTATTAAATGAAATTTAACCGTAATACCCTTTTGGTAATCCTCAGTGTAGTTGCCATAGGCTTCCTTGTTCGCCGTACTGTGTTGAGCTGCTACCAACCCAGGCCCATCGAAATCGAACCCGTTAATGAGCAATCGATTCATGAACTTGAACACAATATAAAGTGTACCCCAGGTCGTGTCGATGGTAGCACTTACACTAAGGCCCTCACCCCCGGTGGTCTCTGCGGGTCTGAACAAGTCGTGAGGGATCAGGCCAATTATGCAATTGTTGATGGAATCGGTGGATCTTTAATCTAAGTGTACTGTAAATGACTACAGTTACCGCTGTTAGGTTAGATGTTCCCGATTTTGATAATGAGTACCACACTATTACTGTTGATACCATAGGTCAGTCGAGTGCTAATGCATTTACGGTGTATCTGAATACACCTCTTCGTAATGTTGTACAAGCTCGCCTTTTAGGTGCTCGTATTAAGACACTTCATAGCACAGAACATTGTTATATCTCGATAGATGAACTCGACAGTAATTTTGCAGATAGAGCAACGAAAGATCCTCCTCTTTCTGTTTCTTCTCAACCAGGATTATCCGTTTTACGAAACTCCTTTGCCAGTATCGTAAGTGAAACAGTGGCTACTTCTGGAGATCAGGTGATATCCTTCAAAGACAATTACATGGTTGCCCAACAATTCTTAGATCCCCTCGCCAAACTTGATCGTCTCACAATTCGTATTCGTGATGAGGACGGCAACACTATTAAAAATCCCTCCTCCGCAGGTAATAACTTTCTCGTACTTCGTTTTGTATGCAAAAAGTCGAACTTAAAATAAACCTTTCCTTATTGTAACTATGTCATCCGGTATAGTGAAACTTATCGCTATTGGTTCTCAAGATGAACATATTATGGGAAAACCTGAAATTTCTTTTTTCAGTTCGACGTTTAAAAGACATTCAAACTTTTCACAGACCGTCGAAAAACAATTGATACAGGGGGCTGTGAATGGTGGTTCCATGTCAACTATCCGTTTCGAAAAAACAGGTGACCTTCTTGGTTATACATATTTCACTATTGATGATAATAACGCATCCCTAGATCATCCAGATTGGACACGTCTCATCGATTATTGTGAATTATTAATTGGAGGTCAAGTTGTTGATACTATAGATTCTGTGTTTACGGAAAAAATCGCTATTGACACATTTGCTAATAACGTCAGTAAAAGTTCTAATGGTACCCACCCGGGTGTAAGTGCTCGTTCATATTTTTATCCTTTACGTTTCTTTTTTTGTGAATCTCCTCAAATGGCTTTACCACTTGTAGCTTTAAATTATCACAATGTGGAGCTACGAATACATTGGGGACCCGACGCCGGTAATTATCAGTGGTCC